TATGACTCTTTTTTTATTAAGAGGTAATGGTGGTTTTTGGTTGAGTTCACGTCTTGTTTGAATATACCCTATAACTCTATTATCATTAAGAGGTATAGGTTTATCGAGAGAAGTGACAAAACGAACAACGCCGTTTACAATGTTTTTACCAAACTTACCGTACATTTTATTTGCCTGTTTTTCTATGACTTTTCTTTTAAAGTTCGTTTCGCGATTAAGTTTCCAATTTTTAACCATGTTTCTTTTTATTTCGTCGGCTACAGTCTTTTTCAAAATACCATTTTTTGTAGCGTAACCTTTTCTGTTTTTTAAAGAATTTATCTTATTTTTTACGTCTTTCACGTCTTTATTTATATCCATAAAATCCCTGTATTGAGTCAACCACCTTTTTCCATAAAGTTTGATTATATCGTTTTTGATACTAGCGTCGTTAATTCTTCTCTTTCTTCTTATAGGCGATTTCTGTTTGTTTAGTAAAAATTTTTCCATCTCACTCGCGAGAGAATTTGCGGAATTTGGCGAATTTACTTTTTTAGAATTATTTTCGAGTTTTTCGCAGAGTGTTTTTACCGTATCTTGTTCACTTACCGATATATTTTTTGATATGGCGATCGTTATAAGTTGTTCTTTTTTGAGTCCTCTACAAAGTTTACCGTCTATTTTAAACGACGAATCACCTTTTTCAATTTTATCAAGTGCTTTGCATATGTCTTCTTTTTTGTTACGTTGTTTTAATCCGACTACACCGAGTTTTTTAGCAACTTCCAATAAAACTGGCTTGGTAAGTCTTTCGCACTTTCTACCTCCTATTTTCATTATACCATTTTTATCGTACGTTATTTTTGTGTTTTTCGTTTTAACACTTGTTTTTTTATTAACTGGTTTGCGTTTTGGTATTTTATAACAACAATCGTATCCCTGTGGATTTTTTCTGGGTTCATAACCAGTTTGGCACGGTGGTCTTCTTTGTTTTGGGCACGTCGAAGCAAAAGCTTCTTTAAGTATGGGCATTGGTTGTACCACGTTTACATTTCTGTTTACTAAACCACCTGTATACCCGAGTCTATGAAGTTCTTGAACAGCTTCTACGCCTATATTGTAGGCTCTTTCCAAAAGTTCTGGATCCTTTTCACCTTGAATTTGGACTACACCGGAGCCGAGTTTATCGGTTTTAGAAGATAATATATAATTGTGTTCTTTATAAGTCATGTATACGTGCGGTAAAGCAATTTCAGTTTCATAAGATATTCTTTCTGCACTTAAAGGGTTTCTTTGTGCTATTAAAGCGAGTTTAAAATTAACGTTCGTATTAAACGATCCGGCTATATTATTATACTCTATATCGTTGTATAGAAAACTTTCTTTTTTAGTGTATGTATCGATTATGTATTTTCGGAGAGCTTCTGGCTGTCTTTTTAAATTTTTACTTCCTAGAAAACCACCCGAGAAACGAATTTTACCATTAGAGTATATGTTAAAACTGAAATTTTTTCTAGATATTCCATCGGTCATGTACCCTGAAAATTGCGCAGATGAGAACTTCAAATTTAAGTTACCTCTCATACCAAAATTTCTAGTGTGTACTACACCTGTTTGAAATCTACCGTAAATACCTTTTAATTCGCTTAAGTCAATACTTAAACCTGGTGCAATTTGAGCGTGACCTTGTGGTCTTTGTTTGAGTATGTATACTAGATCTACGCGTTGTTCTCCCTTTGTAAATTTATCGTTTACGAGAACGTTATACATACCTGGTTTGAAAAGTCCGATTTTTAATTGACCAGGTTGACCTGATGGAAATGTATCTGGTATAGCATCACCCTGTCTTTCTATTTGGACGTTCGAGTTTCTGACGAATTGTCTCGGATCCATGTTATACTATACTGAGATTTGATTTTACGAGTACCCAAGCTCTATCTCATCTTTTCTTATATCTACACCAATTACGAAATCTTCGTCTCTTCTCGGTTTAGGCTCGTTACCGTATAACATTTCTGGTACTCTTCGGACTTTAATGTCTCTCGAACTAAACGGTCCAATATAGAAATCTTGTGTAAACCTTGGTTTAGACATGTTGTTTGCCAAACAGTGCGTATTGAACGCTTGTTTGAATATTTTCAAAGGTACCATCTTTGTTTCGTCGATGACGACATCGTCGGACTGCAAATAGTGTTCGAGTTGATTCGTATTTTGTGCGACTTGCTTTCTGACTTCTTCGAAATAACGCGGTACGACATTCCAAATATCGTCACTTTGATACTTTTGTGCGTATTCCAGGTATCCTCTGATACATTTTTGTAATATGATGGGTAATTCGAGTTCGAGCTTTTTCTCGAGAAGTGGATCGGTATCCTTATCTTTGATTTGCTTTTTGAAATCCCACGTTAATAAACGTCTCAGGATACTACCCGAATTATCTTTCCAGTTTGGTATTTCGTTACCTCCTAGAATACCAGGTATGTTCCAGGTTATATTTTTAGCTTTCTCACCTTTCACTGCAATAGACACGTCTTCACCAGAAACGATGGATTGAAATTCAGCTTGTTCGAGACGCAAATCACCTTTGATTTCTGGTGCAATGAACATGTGACCATCGCAAATAGAAGATAAACCAAATTTGGTTTCAATATTGTTAGAGAGTGTTCTTATGTCGTCTTGCTCGTAAAACTTTTTGATGACTTTGGTAATAATAGTAGATTTACCGGAACGAGCAATACCTTTTAAGAATGGTATGATTTGCCACTTGTCTATATCATTCAATTCAAAACAAAGTCTCCCAATCATAACATACATCCATTTACACACTTCTTCTTCGAAATTCTGTGATTTCAAAACTTTATCAAAGTTAGGTGTCGGTATATTGTACCAGTCTTCTAAATGGTGGTAATCTTCAAAATCGATATCAAAGTATTTAGAACTTACTTCTCTTGGATCAAGATTTTTAGCTTCTTTTGAATCATACGGATAAAATTCAGATTGGTAAAGACCTGTTTTATCAGACCAGACTTTAGCTAAAAACAAACCGTTTCTGAAAGAAAATAAGTGTCTGTTCTTTTGTATTTCTGGAAATTGCATATCGTAACAGTCTCCGAGATACCTTATGAGCTGGTTTAGTGTTGCTGTACCTTTAGACGTTAAATCTTTCCACAGGTCGTAGTTCGATTCTTTCGGTGCTACCCTGTGCACGTATTCTTTTATGGTCACAGTCTGTTTCCATGCGCGTGTATCGTAACCATCGGGTGTTTTGATTTGTTGACAACAGTACCCCTTATACTTACGAATATTACTCTCATACAAGTCTTTTAGTATTTGTATGAGTACTTTTTGGAACGTCTCGAGCTCTTCAATGGCATCAGGTGTTGAACCCATGTAAAAAGTGGGGTCACCTTCAGATTCAGCCGTTGGGTTTATGGAACGATCGTACATTCTAGCGTGTCTGAACAAAATTTGGAAAAAGTCTTCCATTTGATCAAAGATTCGTTTCAAACGTCTCGATATTTTACAGTCGGATTCGTCATCTTCCATGTCGAGAATACCCAAAGTACTAGCACGGTGATACATTACCGATACTAAAGATCGTTTGGAATCATAAGATTCCCTTATATCTCTGGTATCGTAACGTTTTGGTTTACCATTTTCATCGAGTTCACTTTTCTCGTAATAAACCCTATACGCGATTTGTAAAGGTTCTTCGAGACCAGGTGGTTCGTTGATTCTATAATACTCTTCGTAAATACGAATGTAATTCAGGAGCTCTTCCTGACGAGAATCTTCTATGATTTTTTTTGTAACGGTAAACACCAGTTCGTCTATGTTAGTATTTTCGGTGATACAATGAACGTCCTCAGTCTTCATTTCTTATCAAGTATTGGTCTTATTTTTCTAAGCCTTTTTTTGGAGTTGAGATAACATCTTTATTAAAATTTTATTTTGAACTTCAATCTGTCTGGAAATATTCACCAATGCAGAACACACGGTATCACCTTCCTCTGTCGCGAGTACGGAGCTTAAAAGAGCACCCATATCCATGAGTGGATTTTCTTCGAAATAGTTATCTTCGTCATCTTCATTATCAGTGAGTTCGAGAGTATCTTCTATTTCAGGAAGTTCACTACCTACTGTGGTTTGGTCATCATCATCGGAAACAATTTCCGAGTTTTCGGTTTCTTCAGTTGGTTCAAGAAGTGGTTCTTCTTGGTCAGTCATTTCTATATACCAGGAAAAATCAAACTGTGTTTTTTCGCGGGTCTTGTCCCAAAAAAAAATCTTGGTATATAGTACAAAAACACACACAATGGCCGGAGGTCTCATGCAACTCGTCGCCTACGGCGCCCAAGACGTCTACTTGACTGGTAACCCAAAAGTCACTTTCTTCCAGGCGGTTTACAAACGCCACACCAACTTTGCGATGGAAAACATCGAACAAACTGTTAACGGTACTGCCGGTAACTCCGGTAGAGTTTCGGTCACGATCGCCAGAAACGGTGATTTGATCGCGGATATGTACGTTGAATTGACAGCTGAGTCCGCTGTTGATGTTAAAGACCTTGATGCCTGGGCCGCGGAACGTGCCATTAAGGACGTTGAATTGTCCATTGGTGGCCAAAGAATCGACAAGCACTACCAAAAGTGGTGGAGATTGTACGCTGAATTGTACTTGGATGAATCCAAGAAGGCGAACTACGGTAAGATGACTTCTTGCAGAGGTGTCGCGTCCGGACATGCATCGGTCTTCTTGCCACTCATCTTCTTCTTCAACAGAAACCCAGGATTGGCCTTGCCATTGATTGCCTTGCAATACCACGAAGTCCGATTGGACTTTGACTTGGCCGCTGACTTTGCCACCAACTTCGGTTCTTCCTTCAAGGTTTGGGGTAACTACATCTACCTCGACACTGAAGAGCGCAGACGATTCGCGCAAAAGGGTCACGAATACTTGATCGAACAAGTCCAACACACTGGTACTGACACTGTTGGTGCCACTGATAAGCAAATCAGATTGTCTTACAACCACCCAGTCAAGGAATTGGTTTGGTGCGTTGACAAAGGTGGATCTGGTTCGGGTTTGGCTACTAACTTGTGGAACTTTACGACTGGCACTGTGACGTGCAGTAGTAACTTGGCCGCCTTGGCTATTTCCAACTGTTATGTCGAACCATCCATGCTTGGTGCGCCACTCGTAACTGTTAATGGTTCCACTGTATTTAACGAATCTGAATCGGGTGCGCTCGATACCTTCAAGTTGGTCCTCAACGGCCAAGACAGATTCAAGGAACAAAAGGGTGTTTACTTCAACTCCGTCCAACCATTCAACCACCACTCCGGTTCCCCAATGCCAGGTGTCTATTCGTACTCCTTCGCGCTTAAGCCAGAAGAGCACCAACCAACGGGTACCTGCAACTTCTCCAGAATCGACAACGCGCAAGTTGCGATTAAAACGAGACATGCTGATTTGAACACTCTCCACATGTTCGCGACCAACTACAACGTGTTGCGCATACAATCGGGGATGGG